TCTTTGGCGCGCATCAATGCGCCCAGAGAGAGCGGGCCTTTGATTCCAAGCGCGGAATGTAAGCGTCCCTTGTGGGCGGGATCGATCGACGGTTCGTTTTTCTTCATCGGTTGGCCTCCGTCTCACGACGGTGGTAAAGGTCGGTTACCTCTTTTTCTTGGGTACGCGCTCGGGGAGTTTCTTTAGATCGGGTGTGGCGCGCGCCCACTCGTCGAAAGTGGCCTGCGGCATCTTGCCCTGCCGCACCAGTTCCGCGAACTTACGTTGCTGCGCTTTCGACACAAACGGCATCGTGGTCTTCCTTTCGATCCGGCACGAAAGGCAGATAGTACGAGAGCACCGCGACCATGGTCTTGCGCGTGATCGGGTCGGCGCCCTCCAGCAGCCGGTCGAGGTCGGCCTGGTTGCGGATGCCGGCGGCGGCCTGCGCGCCGACTTCCTGGAACTTGCGCACGAGGCGCGCGCGGTGCGAGAAAGGGTCTTTCCGGTTGGTGAATCGGTGCGACATAGGCTTAGAAATCGTCGGCGGTCAGCAAGAGAAACTCAGCCACGCGCTGTTCGAAGGCGCGGCGTTCCTCTTCCAGTTCCTCGGTCGACCATTCGAGCGTCACGGTGACGGCGCCGGGACTGAGTTGGACGGGCGGATCCCAGTCGATGACCGTGACGGGATCGGCTTCGACTTCCGCGTGCGAGGCGAGCAGATCGTTAAGCATCGGCGAAACAGTTCTGCAGCGCGCAGATCGCGGGCAGCAGATACAGGTCGGCGAACTGTTGCGGATCGCGCTGCATGTCGGCTGGCTCGATCTTCCACACGGCCGTGCGGATGCGGCCTCCAAGGTTGACCGTTAGCTCCATGTTGGCGGTGTGGAGATCGACGGCGACGCCCTGCGGATCGACGATGAAGCGCGGGCCTTTTCTCGGGAGCCGCATGCTATTGCTGGTCTCCGTCAGCGTCCGGTTCCATGGGAGGCGCCGGTGCGGCCATCCCTGGTGTCATGGGAGTGCCCGGGCCTTCGTTGGAAGCCTGCCCCATGGGCGCGGCGCAAGCCTTGCCGGGATCGACGGGCGCGGAGGCGTGGCGGGAATGACCCAGCGCCACGCGCTCGCTAAAGTGAGTGTGTTTCTTTGCCATGATGATTTCCTTTTCCTGCCGGGAGGCCGGCGCACGAAACGAAACGAAAGTCTTGAAGGAATGCGCCGCCCAGCCGTAGAGCCAGCGCGGCAACGCTCTCCACGAAGCGGGCGGCTCGTCCGGTAACTGGACGATGGCGGCCAGCGCCAGCAGCGTCAGTGCTTCGCCGTGATTTTGGAGAAACTGACGCATGCGCTAATATCGGAGGTGTCCATCCATCGAAGTGGACCGTGCGGAGTATTTGGGCGCGAGAGGCCAACGGACGGTTTGCTCAGGCCGAACTAACGGCCGCCCGCGCTCGTCTCGCGCTTATCTCATCCAACTGCCGGGCTGGCCGCTGAAGCCGCCGCCCAATCCTTGCCGCAGCCGGTCGAGCATGGCCTGGTCGCGGTCGACTGGCGGCGTCGAGAACTGATCCCGTCCCGAGACCCACCAATATCTGGTTGCGTCCATGAGGTGATCGTCCGTCTTGACCACCTGGCCTTTCTCGTTACGATGGTATTTCCGAAATTCGCTCAGCCAGTTCGGCAGCGTGTCGAATACCTGGAGGCGTCCGGTGGAGAGCGCATCCCACACTTCGTAGATGCCGGTTTCGACGGCGTTGGCGGCGGGCTGCAGCTTCAGCCCCAGCGAGCCGTACATATCCATCAACGTGCGGCCGTCGATCTGCGAGGATCCCAGGCACGCGGGATCGACCACGCCCTTGATCCATTCGCCTACCGCCTTGATGCCGGCGGCGTGAATGACCGGTTCGGCCTGCGCCCGGTAATACTCGTGGTACAGGTACGCGGTGCCTTTGTCCCGGTCGAGCGCGCCCCACACCGCGGCGGTGCGGTTCCAGCCCACATCCAATCCGTAACTGCGCGGCCAGCTCGCCGGAATATCGAAGCGGGGAACGATGATCTCCGATTCGGTCAGCGGGTAGATGGCGCCCCGGCCCAACTGCGGAATCCCCTTGGTGCGCGCGTCCCGCTGATAGGGTGGCGTCGAAGCGAGTAACTGCGCCTGCGCCGCTTTGTCCAGATGGGGAACCTGGGACCAGTCGCACTGGGTGACGTGCTTGACCGCCCGGGCTTCCTCGCTCTCCGGTTCGAGGAACGATTTCACCACGTCCGACATGCCGCTGAGCGGCGTGAAGGTCGTATAGAGCACCCCGCCGGTGGTGGCGGTGCGATAGAGGCACTCGATGTAAATATCGAGCGGACTCTCTTCGTCGAGCCAGATCACATGCTGCGCGGTGCCCTCGAAAGATTTGCGTCCGGACTCGTAGCTCTTGAAGCTCACATGCGAGCAGGCGCCCGATTTGTGAACTACCGCGATGGAGTCGGCGGCGTTGGGTAGCCCCTGCTTGTTCGACACATGCGCGATCTTCTCGGCCGGGAGCATGCCCGTGCCTTGCGCGTCGTGGGGGCCCAGCAGCTTTTCCTGGACGATATCGCGCGTGGTGCTGTTGGTTGTCCCGCAGGCCCAGGCGCTGATCGGTTTCGAGAATCGCTTGCCGCGCCACCAGTCCGGATAGATTCCGGTGAGATGACAGGTCAGTTCGTAAGCGCCCGTCTCGGTCTTCCCGGTGCGGTTGCCCGCCATGAAAAGCCGCTCGCGAAACTCCGCGCCCGCCGAAAGAAACTCCATGTGCTGCGTGTACAGCTCGCGGCGCAGCGGCCCCTCATTCGGAAACAGACTCTCCGCTTTGCGGCGCGCCAACGTCGCCAGTTTGGTCTGCACCGACAAGAGCGTGATTGGCTTCTCTGACGGTGTGGGTAGCTTTTCCAAGTAGTTCCTCTAGTTGCAGCAGCTCGTCTTTGGTGAGCAGATCGAGGCGCGGATCGGGATCTTCGGGAGGGGACGGCTCCGGTTTGTAGCTGTCCCGGTACTTCTCGGGCCGCTTCGATCTCAGGACGGCCAGCACGGCCGCGAGCGATTTCTTATGGTGGACGGCGCCGTCCTTGCCTACGATCGGCATGCCGACCAGGGCCATCTTGAAAAGCTCGTCCTCGAACACCCCCACCACTTCGGTGTTGTCGATTTCGTTGAATCGCTCGCGATACTCTTTCGACGCCTTCATGCGCCGGTAGTGCGTGGATTCGGCGATGCCCGCGGCGCGGCAGGCGTCGGGGACGCTGCCGGTCGCGGCATACACACGGAAGAAGGCGTTCAATCTGGGTTTTGTCGAAACCATCGGTTACGACGCGAGTTGTTCCGGAATGTCGATATTCCAGAAGCGCGCTTCCATCGCCATCTGACTCAACTTGGCTTTGAAGCCGTCCCGGAAAGTCATGAGGTTGCCGCGGAGTTGCGCGTTCTCTTGCCGCAACGATTCGATCGTGCCGCAGAGGCGTTCGACCTCGCCCTGTAGCATGTTCTTCGTCTCGCTGAGACGAGCATTGGAGTCGGCCAGAGCTTCGCAATGATCGGCGATCCTATGGAAGGAGGCGATAGCTTCCTCTTTCTCGGCGCGCAGATCGCTCACGGTCGCGGCGGCCCGCAACATATAGCCGACGCTGTCGGAAACGGCCTCGTTAACGGCCTCGTTGCTATCGAAAACGGCCTTGTCTTTCTGCTGTTCGCTCGCCGCGGCTGCGTTCTTGAGTTGTTCTACTTCGGCCTTTAGCGCGGCCACTTCGGTCTTCAGTTTTTGTGTGGTCATAAAAATCGGTTAGTCGAACGTCATGCGGCCGGCGGAGCGCGATTGCGCGAGTTGCTCCAGCTCGACGGCGGCGCGCGTGGGGTTCATTTTCCTGTTCCGCAGCAGCTCCGCGATGCTCGCGAGGATCGAGGCGCAATCCAGGCACGGGGTGGGCTGCGGCGCGAGGACCGGCGGCAGCGCGGGCGCGGGAGCGCGGCGTGTTTTCGTGCGAGTAGGTTGGGGCGTGGCTCACTCCTGGTCGCCGTACCAGCGCGCCCAAACGATGAACGCGGCGGTTTCTTGGTCGGACGACGGATAACGGGGCGGTCCCGTCTGCTGCTGCTGCGGAAGTTCCGGAAGCGGCAGCAACGGCGCGGTCATGCTTCCGCCTGGTGATGGCGTATGGCGCAGACGTCCCTGCTGATGTACTCCTTCGCCATCCACTCTTTGAGCGCGGAGATCTCCGCGATGCTCTCGGCGCGTGACTTGTCGATCGCCACCTTCTGGCCGTAATTGAACAAAGCCCACGCGCCGTTGAACGCCGAGCAGACGACGACGAAGATGGGGCCAAGCCAGGCGGGGTTCATACGGGTTCTTCTTTCGGGGGTTTGAAACTTGAGGAGCTTACGGAGCCACGCGCGCGTGACGGCGGCCGAACGACTGATGACCTGGCCGCGCACCGGACCACGGAACGCGCAGGGCTTTTTTGAGGCGCCTGGAAATCACCACTGGACGGCCGATCATGGCGCTGCTGTCGATACAGTGGGCCGAAAAATACTCGTTGCAGGGATAGAGGCCTTCGGCGAGAAATGCCTTGCCCAGCCGCGTGGTCAGCTTATAGACCGCATCGTAAAAATACTTCTTACTGAGCGGCCCAAGCAGGTTGCAGCACTGAAACCAGGGATGGCCGCCGATGAGATGTTCGGCGAAGATCCGCCAATCCCCCGGATCGCTCAACTCGCGGCGCGCCACGATACCGAAGTCCGCGCAAAACTCCGCGGTCCGGTTGGATGTGGTGAAAAATCCCGATCCAGGTTCCACCGTCGCGTAGCTTGCGCCCAGTGCCATCATCTCGCAGCGGAAGTGGTACTGCCGCAGCACCGCGGTAAAGACGCCCCGCAGCACGCAATCGCAGGTCCTCATGCGCTTAGCTGGGGCAGCGCACAGGCCGTAGCCGTGGCAGCGCCAACAGGTCTGGGACGCCAGCGCGGAAGCCTCGCCGTCGCGTGGATAGGCCATCGGAGAATATAGAGCGCGCCGGCGGCGGTTAATCTCGCACAACTCGCAGCCGGCGATCCGCGCCGATGGCGACGGCGTGCCGGACCGGCTCGTCCATGACAATGCAGCCCTTCGATGCGCCGACGTCGCCGACAAAGCGACGGCCATGCATCCTGAACAGGGAACGCCCGAACATCTCATTCGACGGGTCCGGCGTGAGATCCATGGTCAACGGTCCCAATTCCGGGTGACGATAAGCAGGGCCGATGGTGTATTCGCCGACCGGCAGCGGGCCGACGTCCGGGACGTCCTGCATGGCGGGATTGTTCCAGCCCGCGCCGTTGCCTGCGTAACCCGTGCCTTCCAGTTGTCCGGTATCATCGGACAACTGGCCGGTCGGTTGGGAGTAGTGCATTAGACCGCGGCGCTGGTGAGCGCGGCATCGACGATCTTGCCCACGGTCGCCTGATGTGCCGCGGACGCGCCCTTGAGACTGGTGAGCATGGCTTCGATGGCGGGTAACTCCACCTCGGCCACTTGCAGGGCGAGCGTAATCAATTTGATCCAGTTCATGGTTTTTCCTTTGTCGTCGGGAAGTCCGCGTTAGTCCTTGGGATGGTGAACAACCTCGCGCACGAGCACCACCGCGCGTTTGATGGCGCGGACCGTTTTGACGGTTACGCTGGCGACGACGAGCGCGGGGGTAAGCAGGATATTGGTCATGGAAGCCTCATCATTTCGTGCTGCTGCCGCGGACCTTCCGCACGCCGCAGCGCCAGCACCAGACGTACCCGGTTGGGAGCGCCGGTGCGCCGGTAAATTTCCTTGACATACCCGGAGACGGTCGCTGGCTGTAAGTCCATCGCCCCTGCAATCTCGGGGTTGGACAGCCCCTCTACGATCAGGCCGGCCACGCGGCTCAATTGGGGAGTAAGTAGGATCAAACCGCACCCATGTGTATCTGGTGTCCGTGATGGCGGTAACGTCTCATGCCGCCAGATCGAGGCGCAGGCGGCCCATGGCTTTCTTTTCCAATTGAGAGATGCGGCCTTCTGTGATTTTGAAGACGCGGGCTACTTCCGGCTGGCCGCGTCCTTCCAGGCCGCGCATCCGCATAATCTTGGCTTCGCGCGGGGGCAGCCGCTTTACCGCGTCGCGCAATTCGCGGTAGAGGACCAGCTTGTCCTGGTCGGCCTGCACTTCCTTCTCGAGCTTTGCGGGATGGTAAAAAATCGGGTGTACTTGACTGGCGCGCTGCATGTGGCCTTCGGTGCGCAACTCGTCCCAAATCCCGAAACGGATCTTGTAGCGCAGCCATTTCGAGCGGTCGTAGTGCTTGCTCGCGTCCCAGGTGGGCAGCGCTCTCACCAGCGCGAGATACGCGCAAGCCAGAATGTCCTCGGACTCGACCCGCGCCGGCACGTAGTGGCGCATGATCGAGGCCATCTTCTGAGCCAGCGCCAGATCTTCCGGGCTACAGTCCATCATGCGGCGATACAGTCGTCGAGGACGGCCGTGAAGATCGGCCGCGTGTGGTTCGGCAGGTGTTTCAAGGTGAAGACCGGAGCCGAGCTTTCCAACTCTTCGCGGAAGGTGTATTTCAAAGGGTTGCCGTGGCGCGGCGGTTTCAGTGAGTCGTCGCCTTGCGCGTGGATTTGAATCTCGACCACCTGGCGGTCTTTGCGGCGGCGGATCACTTCCACGTTGGCGTGCCGGGAAAGACGCTTGACGCGCTCCGGACCCGCCAGCTCGATGCAGCGTTCACCGGACATAACGGGGACTCGCTTATTACTCGGAAGAACTGCGAAGTTGGGAACTGCCGAGCAGGATTCCATCGGGCACACTTCTCTTATCAGTCGAACAAGACCGGAGTAATTTGCATCCCCCCGCGGATGTTCAGGCGGCTTTCGCCAGCCTGGGTGTAGGTTCGAGATGCCTGGAACCGACGCGGGCCTGCATGGTGTACAGGTTTTGCGGATCGTCCTTATCGGGCAGCTCGCTCAGTGCGACCGAACAGCGGTTAAAGAACTCGGCGGCGCCCCACAGCTTATAGAGTTTCCTCAAGCCGGCGGGAGTCACCCAACGCTTGTTGTCGCAAATACTGACTAACACGTTCCAGTCGATGCCCTCAACGAGTTCGCTTCGATCGCCAGGCAGGTGGGAATAAGAGGAGAGGATCAGCTTGCGCAGGTCCTCCAATCGGCGGATTTTGGGCTTGAAACCGGCCACTTCGAAGAACAATGTTCGAAACTCTTCGACGGTAGCCGGTTCGATGGCAGGATTGGGATTGGAGATCGCCGCAACTGGACGCGAAGGCATCTACACAGAGAGTAGCAACCGGGAGGGGGTTATTTCGCACCGGTTTATCTTTTTTGCCCCCCGCAAGGGGTGGGGGATTTGCCGCAGTGGCTGTGCGTGCGGTGCGAGAGTGTCATTGCACTCCCTACAGGCTTAAATCGGGTGACGCCCGGCCTGTGGTAAAGTGTGCGGAGATGTGCGAGAGTGCAACTGCACTCACGCACCGCATGCATGAAAAGGAGCCCTGATGAAAGAGACGAAAGCGTGGTTAACGAAGAAGGAGGCGGCGAAAGTGATGGGGCTGAAAGATCGGCGCGTCTTCGATCTGGCTGACACGCGAGGCGGCCCGCTTAAGGTGAAGATGGAACGAAACCCGGAAAGCGGCCAGATGCAAATGCTATTCAACGCCGGCGACGTCGAGGCCGAGAAAGAGAAGAGGCGCGCAGCCGCGCAGGCAGGCGTACCGATCACACCACGCCCACCTTCTCCGGCCAGCGCCGGCACTAACGCCCTGGCGATGGTCGCACCCGCGATGCTGGCGCTGGCCGACCGCATACAGAACCCAGCCGCGCCAGCGGCCGCGCCGGTGGCTCTGCGATCCGCGCAGCCCTGGCTGACACTGACCCAGGCCGCGGAATATAGCGGATTGCCGGAGGGGTTCTTACGGGAATTGATCGTCGCCGGCCGCCTGCCGATGCTCGATGTGGGACACCGCGAAGGCGGCCGCCTGCGCGTCAAGACCACTGACCTGGACGCGCTCCAGGGCCGCGCACGCGAGGAGCGGGCGCGCACCGCCGGCGCGTAACCCGATTTGAATCGGGCGCGATAAATCCCGCTAAAGATTGGATGGCAGGTGGAAATGCGGTAGAATTTCAGGCAGTTCACGCAATGATTTTACGGATTAAAAAACGAAGGGGGACCAGCCAGCATGTCCAGTGCTTGGTCCCCCGCGTGAATTGGAACGAACCACCGTCTTAAGAGCCTTACGGTCTTACGATCATGCCGAGTATAGCAAATTCGTGGCGGATGGCAAGCGCCTTGTGGTATGCTGGCTGGCGATTCGAGTCCTGGCTCGCGGCGCCACTTATTTGGGTGTGGCCTACCAGCGCGGGCCGGGA